CCCCAGTAATGGGGGGGCATATACGGTATCATTTTTCCGACGCTTTTAGCGTCGTCCGTACTCGAGGAAATGGGTCTCGAGCATCTTTTGATGGTCTATATTTATGGACAATCTGCCCGGTTCGCTCTTATTATAGAGAGAACCGGTTCCGGGAGGGCCGTATATGGGTTGTTTTATTTTAATATTATTATTTTTAATTTTAAAAACAAATATTTGCTGGTTATAAACCAGTTCGATTGGCTTCGGCTACTTTTTAAATTTTATTATGGGGTTTAATAAGGGAAAACGTAATAAGCAATCAGGTAATCAAGGACGTAAGAATGGTCTTCGTGATTCTCGCCGCCGCACGCGCGGCAAAGAGAAGTCTATGGCTCGTCAGGATATGATCGATGGGAAAATTTCTGGCGAGCGCTTCGACGAAGATATTGTTTCATCTTCGGATCCGCGACGTAAGGGGCATCAGCGTTACGATGACGACTATAGTGAGCTTGTTAAGCCCAAACTCACCCGTACGGTACAATTGGGTGTGCCGCGCGGCAAGGGTAAATTTGCGTCTACAAATGCTGCCGGTCGCACCACAGTGCTTGAGGATAAGTTTCGCAAAAGTTCTAAGGAGAGTTGGGACACCTACCGTGCTGTTAATCGCCGCTCTATGACAGTTGAGAGCGGAGGCCTGGCCGGAGCGCGCGCAAAGAAGCGTGTTGAAAGAGAAACATATTTAATGAGCCTCAATGATATCCTTTCGGAAATGCTTCATTTCGAAGTGTTGCCGCCAGTGTTTGCGGGGACGCGTGGCAAGGGGCAACGTCACCGTCTGTTTAATAGCATTAAGCGTGGCTTATCCGCCACCCAGTGTGTTATTGTCCCAGATGGCGGCGAGCGCCCTACAGTTGTGTTTGCGTACCGCGTGGTGATGCTGCATGGCTCTGACATGGACCTGAACGCCAAATGGGTTGACATTTTTCGTCCGGAACATGATTATGCCGTACAGCGTGACCGACCACCGTTAGTGGCGTGGCACCCAGGTGATGTGTTTCCCGCTGAGCACCAAGGGATGTTTCCTAATTTGGATGATGGTCTTATTTGGCCTGAATTGCTCACTAAGGCATTAGAGTTTACTATGCGGTATGGTGTGAGCGACGTGTCGGACGTGATGGACCAACTGAAGAGACACGGTCCCATGATCATTCGCGTGTGTGCCAATGTGTACGCTGTCTCACTTGTTCCGCCCAAACAACGCCGCAAGTATCTGCTCGCACGCGTTGTGGGACAGATAGCAACCTCCCCATTGGGAAGGGAGACGGTTATTCAGGTTTTTAGTGAGCTTACAGCGTGCGCTGCTGTTGGCGCGCTTATGTCTGCTCTTCAGAATTCTGGAGGTACAGAAGATGTCGACGAGTCTGAACCCTTTGTTGCCGAGCACCAGTTGTTTGAAGATTGGGACGCCGAGAGAGTGGGTGACTTGCTTAGAAGAGTTCAAAATCTCAATGTCTCTCCAGGAACCGTGGTAAATGCACTTGTGATGCTTGTCGCTGCCGGTTGGACGTTGTCCCACGTGAAGAAAGAGAGTATGCCAGTGGCCACTATTTTTTCCTGTGCAAAGAAGGTGGCCGGTATTGCCAAGTGTGACACCGTTGATGACGCCGTTATTCACCTTACTACGTCTATACCTATTATAATATCTGCTGTGAGTGCGGCCATAGCTGCGAGGTCGTTGGCTCCGCTTTTTTCCCGTAAGTCCTCGATGTTTGAAGATTTCGTTCAGGTGCGCGCTGCTTATGATTTGCATAAGACGGGCCAGTATCCCAACAGTGTTTTCGCAACCCGCGACAGCTTTGTGAGGGCACTTGCGTCCGTTCATAGGCGGTTTGGGGACGAGGCAAAGGCCCGTGTTATGTCGGCAGAAGTCAAACAGCATTTACTCGTAGTGAATACAATGTACAATGAAGTAATGAATGACCAGTCGGGTCGATTTCGTGAGGCCCCATACGCCGTAGCTATCGTTGGTACCTCTGGAATCGGGAAGTCTGTTCTCACCAGGCTCGTTGCCGATCGCGTTATACGTGCCGATGGCGGTGGGCCGCTGAGTCACACTGACATTTATACCCAGCAACCTACGGATAAGTACGCATCAGGGTATGATATGAGCAAACGCGTTGTGATTCTCGACGACTTGTGCAACCAGAGGCCTACTCAGGGGTGTTCGTTGCCGAGTATTCCTACCGCTATTATTATCGACACCATTAATAATGTTATGACACCCACCAATCAGGCAGATTTAGCTGGTAAGGGGAAGATATTTTGGAATCCTCGGGTTGTCATTGCTACGTCTAATGTGTTGAATCTTGGGGCGGTCATGCATTCCAATGAGCCTGTGTCTATTCTCCGTAGATTCAATTGGTTTATTGAACCCACTGTGCGGCCGGAGCATCGCGTGCACGGAGGCACAGGCATTAATCCTGCTGGACATTACCCGCATGCTATCAACGATTTGTGGACTTTCGATGTTTATCGTTGGATACCCGCTGAGGGTGGTGCACGCATGAGAAAGGTTCCTTGCAATCAATTGGGCAGGAATTGTGATATTTTTTCTCTCCTGGAGTTTCTTGAGCGCGACGCCGTTGCCTATTACGCTATGCAGCGGGATTTAGCTACTCGCGTCGACGCTCAAGATCACGTGGATTTTGATATTGAAGAGTTACGCCGGATGGCGCTCGGGATTCCGGAACCTGAGGAGCTACAAGCGGAGCTCCAAATGTTCTCATCTCCAGCGGAGGAAGGCGCGGCGCAACACGCACCTCCCATACCAGATGTTGTGTCCGATGATCTTTTGGATTGGACCCTGTTCCCACAAGACGAGGTTCCAAAAGCCGAGCAACTTGTTGATGATGAAGGGTCCGGTCACGTTCCGCCCGCAGAAGGTACGAACGCCCTTGGTAGCAGCGTGTTCTTGGGCATTCCGGCATATGAGAGCCCAGTTGTTAACGATACTGGTGTAGATATGCGCGCATATAAGACGCATTCGGATTATGTGCAGGCGCGTGCATTGGAAGCGCTTGCAAAGATCGATGCTGAGCGAGTGCGCAGGGTGCGGTGGGCCCAGCGCATTGCGGATGTTTGGCATTATTTTGAGCCTGCATGGACAAGAATAATGTCCGTTACGCGTCGCGTGACCGAAGACATCGACCCGCTCGTGATTGGTCACGTGCTACTGATCTTATTTGCGTGTGCGTTTCCCGTGTGTTTTATCCCTGTTATTGCCCATTTGTATACGTGGTATAGGGTGAGTGCTGACTTAAATAGTGCCACCCGTCACGCCGTTTATTCTGTGGCCCGTCAAAGTCGGAAAGTCGTTAGCGTTGCCGCTATTGGGAGCGGTGTCGCTTTTGTCGCGTGGTTAGTATTGCGTCGGGAGAAAACTTCCCGCGCAGAGCAGCAAGGGATTGTTGAGTTCACCATGGGGCAACAGATTGACATTATAGGTGGTGGACCCCCCGCGCCGGAAGCCCCCACCACAACCACGGTTCAGAATTTGAGCACTTCTGTGTCACGTGGCGCAGTTTATGTCACAATGAATGCGGGTCGGTCAATAGCTATTGCTATTTTGACACCTTTGAAGACAGGTTTATATGTTGGCAACTATCACACGTTTAAGCCCATATTGGCAGAGGCGAAGCTAGCAGGCCAATTTAGTGTGATTTTCACGCGTCTCAGGGGCTCGCCGCAAACCCACACGGTTCCTTATGAGAATCTGTGGACTCCGGGTTATGAGATGGCTGATATCATGTTTTTGAAGTTAAATGGACCTGCAGAGACTGATGTCACGGGGTTTTTGATGCCGTACCAGTGGCTTTATGCTATGGGCAGTGGGCAGCGAATGCCGATCCGTGATTCCACGATGAGTTTGTTGCGCGCACCTCTCGAGTGCAAGCGTGATGGGCTGAGTGCTGCAGGAAAATTGAGTCTGGTGAAAGCGCAGACATTTGGATTGCCGCGCCTTATAACTTGTCTTTTTCCAGGGGCTCCTGGGCCTCTTAGAATGATAGGGACGAGTTGTGCGGTGTTGACGGAAAAAGGTGATTGTGGTTCTCCATTTTTTGTCCGCACGAATCAAGGTTCGGGCGGTGGTTCTTATCTTGCTGGTGTTATGGCCGGGCGCGTAGCGCTCGGATCTGAGTACAGTTTGGCGATTGCTCCAATCACCGATAGGCTCGTAGCTATGGCTATGGCCGCCCTTCAAGACGTGCAACACCAGTCTGCTGCACCGTTGTTTGGGCTTCCCTCGGGTGCTCGGTTGTCACCAAACCGAGTTCACCCCGATTTGCCAGCGGAAGTTAGTGGCGTAGTTGCGCTAGGTGTGTTGACGAATGCCCAGGGCGTCAACACTAGTTCGAAGAACACTTTTCAGTCGAAGTTGAAGAAGTCGCCGTTTTGCGATTTGCCTGCCGTCACAGAACACCTTGGGCCGGTGGCCCACAAAACGCCACCTCAACCCAAGTCCACGCAGCATTTCGCACGTACAATTGGACGGTTGGAACGTGTAGATGTGCCCGAGACGGATGCTGAGAGGAAAGCCGTGGAAGATCTTAGGGGCCAGCTCATGTGTGTTGCGGAGCGGTATTGCGCAGATATCTCTCCGATGACGTTGTTCGAGGCCATTAATGGGCGAGGGGATGTTACGGCATACCCCATGGACACATCCCCCGGTTTCGGTTTTACGGGAAAGAAGCTTTCCTATTTTGAAGAAACGTGCACCGTTGGCGGATGTGGCGATGGGTCTTGTGGTAAATATCACCCCACAGAAAACGAGTACGTGGTTCCTGGACGCACGGTCAACTATTACCCTAAAGCGGAGTTGCTCGCGCAAATAGAGGATTTACGTGTGCGCTTACTTGCCGGTGAGACTGATTTGGCAGTGTTTCGCGCCGCGTTGAAAGACGAGGCGGTTGACATGTCAAAGGAGAAGATGAGAGTGTTTTTTGTCGGTATGATGAGTTGGAACCTCCTTATCCGCCAGCTTTATTCTCCACTTTTTTCCCTTATGAAAATGGATAGGTTGGGGTCCGAGTGTGCGGTGGGTATGGATGTTTTGTCTTCCGATTGGGAGGAGTTGATGAACCACCTCGACGCTTTCAATGACAAGGAACGATTGGCGGGCGACTTTTCCAACTATGATATTTCCATTGACGGTCGATTGATTGGTCATTCGTATTCTGTCACTGAGAGTTTGGCTCGTGTTGCCTCGTGGGATTCCACATCGTTGTCGTTGATGAGAGCTATAGGCACGAACATGATGAATCCCGTGTATATCGTGTTAGGTATGGTGTACCGCGCTGATGGCTCTAACCCATCAGGGGTTGCTATCACGACGTGGATTAATTCGTTGGTGAACAGCTTGATTCACCGTATCGCTTTTTATAACAAGAATCCGCATGTTGTCGTCGTCATTGGGCCAGACGGATTGTTTCCTTTTCAGAGGAGCGTCCGCCTGGGCACGTATGGCGATGACGTGTTGGGCGCTGTGCGCAGTGTGGCAGGTGTAAGGCCGATTACCAATTTCGATGTCAGGGATGCTGCAGAGCGACTCGGCATGGTCTTTGGTCCCGTTAACAAGGGAACGGCTTTCTTTCCCGAATATTATTCTGTCGATGATGTGTCGTTTCTTAAGTGTACCGACACGTATGTTGGTGAGTTAGGGCGGCGAGTTGGTATGGTTGCCCAGGCTTCGGTTCGAAAGTGTCTCACGTTTGAAAAAACCAGCGAATTTGAGGCGCGGCGCAATACGGCAGAATCTGCGCTGCGGTTGTTTTACGTTCGCGCCCTTGCTGAGGAGCGCGAACAAGACTTTATTAACTTGCGTGATCAATTCCTTTCCACTTTGGTGCCGAATGTGGAGGACTCCATTGCGCGCGAGGGTCTTTTACCTAGTATTGCCACCATTACGGACAGTCTTATGTCCGCTGACAAGGTCGTTCCCCCGCAGGTAGACGAGCATTGGTGGGATGTCGATCTGTAGGCGCCTTCTTGCGGCGTGAATATTGCATGTCTGCGTGTTGAGAAAATCATTTAAATGTAATTTTTGCTGATTAATTCAGTTTCGGTTGGTGTTTTCGCACTACTTTTTAAAATTATCATGGAAGAATCTAAAGGAGACAACGTTATTACTTTGATGGACAATGTTAAGTCAGCTACAATGGATGCTATTATGGACCAAGATGCTTCTCTGTCGGTAGGCTCGGTTGACATGGGTAGTATGCCCGTTGTTAACGATACAAGCGAAATATCGCGATTTTTGTCGCGAGAGGTGCTTGTGGGTTCGTACACGTGGTCTGTTGGGACGACACCTTTCTACCGGATAAACCCGTGGGCCCTGTTTTTGAACAAGCCCGCGGTTGCCGAGAAGATTAAGTATTTTTCCCGCTTGCGTGGTAATTTGTGTATTCGGCTAAATATAAGCGCCACCCCGTTCCATTATGGTTCAGCCATGGCCACGTATAGACCTCACCCCGGGTCGACTTCTGGCACAGACACTCAGTACAATTTGGCCGTGGCAGCACAGGCTTCAGCATATGCGAAGAATTTGAAGGTGGTCGAGTCGCAATTGGTGGGAGTGCGGTTTCAACCATGTTACGACCATTCTGTGAGTTTTAGGTGTCCATATGTGCATTATAGGCCGGGTATCGAAGTGGCGTACGGAGATTATTCCACGATAGGTTCTCTTTCCATAATAGGATTGACCAGTTTGCAACATGCCAATGGCGGCACAAATCCTGTGAGTATTGAGGTTTTTGCGAGCATGGTGGACGTAGTGTTGGACGTACCTACTGCCATTGCGCATGGCTTTTCCTTGGATGAGGCGGCAAGGAAAGTGTCGAACGTTATCACTGCTGGTGCTAAGGCTACAAAGATGGCAGCGGAGTGGGCACCCACCGTCATGAACGGCATAGCGATGTTGGGGTTTTCACGGCCATTGATGCATGAGCCCCCTACGTCAGTTAGGCAAATTCCGTTTCAATTGGCGAATTATGATTTAGCCGATTCCGCGGAGCGACTTGCTCTCTCCGCTAATTCGGAGGCTCAGCTTGATGGTGTTGACGTGGGTGTTACGACGGAAGACCCTCTCATGGTGAGCGAGATCGCCAACCGGAATGCCTTCATCGAGAGCGCCAGTTGGGAGACTTCGCAACCACGGGGCACGTTTCTGGTTGGTTCGTTTGTGACACCGCAGCAACAATCGGTGTCAACGTATGCCAAAGCTGGTATTCCGGTTGAGGGCTATGTTTATACGTATGGCACTGTGGAACATGCGTGCCAAACACCTGTTGCCTTTGCTTCGTCTGTGTTTTCTCATTGGAAGTGTGACATGGTGTACACGTTTACTGTTGTAGCATCCCCTTATCATAAGGGGCGGTTGCGAGTGTGGTATGACCCCAACCCAACGAGTGTGCTTTCACCAGAGTACAACCTTACCAATTCGACTGTTATCAATTTGGCAGAGGAGTCAAGTGCCGAAATTCGCGTTCCATGGCAGAATGTGCGCGATGCGGCCCGCACGGAGCACAGTTTCGAGATGAACACGACGGCTAATTATTCGGAGTTTGAGCTCCGTGCCAATTCTATCTCGCGGGACGTGTGTAACGGGGTCATAGTGTGTGAGGTGTTGAGCCCGTTGACGGCGCCTGTGGATGGTGCGAGTGCTACTGTTGTCGTGGATGTTCGGGCGGAAAGGTTCGTTGGTTACGGACCGAGGATGCCGCGCAACCATGTTGATCGTTCGAGTACGGTTGTGTCTGATTTGATGGCAGTGGCTTATACGCCTCTATCGTATGATGTCGCGTGTGGAGATGCCGTCGCGTCATTTCGACAACTTTTCAAACGGTACAGCCAGGAGTATGCGGTTCAGGCCCGTTCTCAGTCCGCTGGGGGGCCTGGGCGTCAGCTCGAGCTTCTGTTGCCAATTGTCCTTCCACCACCCGGCCAGGCGGCTGACCGAAGTAAGACGCTTGACGTTGATGGTGTGCACCCCGTTAACTATACGTCGTGGTCTTTCCGATCGTATATTGCGCAGGCTTTTGCCTTGTGTCGCGGTTCCGTTCGGTGGAAGATTGCGCTTAGTACCAAAAACGGCGTGTCAATTGGCGCTGCTACCACTGCAGTGTCAAGGTATTATGGAACACGTGCTGAGTTCGGTGGGGTGAACGAACGCAAGTCATACCGTCGTGCCGAGACAACTGCCGGTTTTGACAGAGAGTGTTCTACTGCGCGCGTGCTCCGCGATGCCACCGTGGGCGACGAGGGCATGCAGGTTGTGTCCATTGGGGCTGAGAATACGGCGATGTTGGATGTGGAGTTTCCGTTTGTCTCCGCGTATAGAGCTTTCAATCCCCGCAAACACATAGACAGCAGTGGTGACGACCGCGATCGCATGAATGCTGTTATTATGGCCGATGTTGGTAACAGCGTCGACACTTCTTATTTTGTAGCGCGCGTGTTTACGGCCGCTGGAGAAGACTTTAATGTCTTCTATTTTGTGCACGCGCCCGCCATCTTGGCAGCTATGCCTAGCATATCTTCTTAGGTGGCGCACGACACATGTTTATATTTACATGGTCGAAATTTTAATACTTTGTTTAGTAGTTACTAGTACGTCGTATTTCTTTGTTTATATATTAATTAATTATAGTATTG